CTTGCAGCAGGGAGTCCTGCCGCGCCCGGGTTGCTTGGCCACGCTCCAGATACGCGACTATTTCTATGGTGCGTGTTTGCAGCGTTGCACCACGGCTCTGACCGGTAACCCGATCGCTCAGGTTGCGAATGCCCATGCAGGGCAAAGCCGTGTGCTCGTCAAAATACAGAGCTGGGTCTTCGTCCTGCACCTCGCCTGGCAGATCCGTTGTGTAACCGTTGGCTACGGAGATTTCTTCCAGCCGGGCGATCAGCTCGTTGACTACCTGCGTTGCGATTGCGGTCATTTTTTCAGTTGCTCGTTGTAGCGGGTTAGGAATTTATCGCTGAGATCTTTGCCGACTGATTTCACGTAAGCATCGTCAGCAGCGGCCTGAAAGCTGAGCTTCACGCTGTGGCCAGCTGCAGGGGTGAGCTGGTCTTGTCCGGCCTTGCGGTGGCGGATCCACACGGTTTTGTTTTTGCTTCGCGGGTTAACGAAACCCCACACCCGCATGAGTTGCCCACCTTTTTTGATCCATACGCTGGCCCGGGTGCCGGTGCTGTCGGTGACTCGGGTGGTGGTTTTCCAAAAGCGGTAAGGGATGCGGCGGCTGGTGGGGGCCAGAACAGCAACGGGCTCTTTGTTGGTGGCGCGGCGCAGGGCAATTTGACCGCCAGCTTTTGCGCGGGATACGCCGTCACGGGATATGCGTCGTGCCAGTTCCTTTTTGCTGTCACGGCCCTGATCGTTTATCGCAGCACGAGTAGCGCGGCGTATTGTCTGGGGCATGCCCTCCAGTGACTGCACAACGCCCTCCAGGCCGTTAGTTTGAATGCCTGAGCTGTTGCGGGCCATTAGCTGATCACCATAACCTTGAGGGTTACGCCGTTGTCGCTGCCCTCAACCACGCCTTCCACGGTGAATGTGCCACCGAACAGAGCGATGGTGTCGCCGCGGCGGCCCCAGGGGTAGGGCAGTTGAGGCTGGAACAGTTCAATCTGCATGCGTGGTTCGCTCATCGGGCCCACGTAGACGTTCTCGCGGGTGATAAACGCAAGCACTTCTGTGGTGGCAGGCTCTCCGCGCTGCTTGTACTGAGCTACTGCGCCGACGATGCGCCGGGCGGATACTGCCAACTCGCTGCGGCTGAAGCCCGGCTCAACGGATTCCACCACGTACCACATGCCCTGGCGCTCCATGAGCTGGCCTTGCTGAATATCCGGGCGGTACCGCATCTGCACGTAGGTGCTTTCTACTGAGCGAATGCCGGTTTGCTCACCGCGACCAACGGAGCGAGGCTCCTGAAACCCAGCCCAGGCTTTACCGATAAGCGGCCAAGTGGGTTGGGCGCCTTCTGTGCGGGCTGAGTAGAGTGTGGTGCGGTCTTTTAGTTTGCCGGCTCTCATTCAGCAGATCCTCATAATCCGATATGGCTGAATCAAAGACTCGTAAGCCAGCGGAACCTCGGAAGGGATAGTGCCGATAACAACGGCTTCCCGGTTGTCGTACAGGTGCCCGATCAGTAGCAGCGCGGCGCTCTTGAGATCGGCAGGTATCTCGACGTAGCCAACCTGAGCTTTCACCGTGATAGCCATCGGCTTGTCTTTGGCTTCGGGCCAGCTGGAGCTTGGGTAAGACGTGACATTCGCCGGGATCTGGCGGAAGTCGAGAGAGTACCCTGGCAATGTTTGCTCTGTTCCGTCTGGCGCCGTGTACGCAATCTCGGTGACTGCCTGCACGGGCCACCATGGCAAGTGAATTGGCGTTGCCCAGCTATCCAGCACCAGAACCTCTTCTCGGCTTCTGAGCGATCTACGGGTGCGATGCTCCGTTGTGAGGATGGCCGTATTGATCAGCGCCTGAATAAGATCGTCTTCATCTGCATAGCCTGCCTCCACTCGTACATGGGCTTTTGCTTCGGCAAGAGTGATCACGATGATTTCTTTTTCAGGCTGGGGCGCTGAGCTTTGTCTTTGTCCGGGCCCGGCTGCTTTGCAGTTCCAGCCGGTCTGGCTACCTTGAGCTGTTCAATGGCAACAGTCGCGCACCGTTCACTGACATCATGCTCACCGGGGGCGTAGGTGATAACGGCGTTACCGTCATCCGAATGTTTGAACTTGGTTTCAACAATAATCTTTGGCATTTGGCTCTCCAGTGAGCCGGGGCGATTAAACCCCGGCCCTTTCCGGTTACACGCTCAGGGTCAGGACCTTGAGTGCGTTGGAGTCAGTGAGCATGCCGCCCACGCGCTTGGTGGTATAGAAACCAACGTTCGGCTTGTTGGTGTACGGGTCACGCAGTACACGCACACCAACGCGATCAACGATGGTGTAGGCGCGCCTGAAGTCGCCGAACATGATTGCGTTCGCGTCAGCCGCCACTTCTGGCATGTCCTCGTTCTCAGTTACGGAATGACCGAGCAGAGATGAGGGTTGACCGGCCTGAAGGCCCGGCTGCCAGATGTAGTTGCCTTCCAGATCCTTCATGGTGCGGACTTTGAACAGAGTCGTTCCGCCCAGCATGAACGTGCCGTTGGCGCGATAGGCGCGCTTCAGCTTGTAAACTAGCGACAACAGATCATCTGCGGCGAAGTCTCCAGCCGTTCCGGACGTCAAGTTCTGGATCGTTCCGAAGGCGCGTGCTGCGTCGTCGGTAGCCGCCAGCGTGTTGGCCAGAATGCCCTTCGGCTTGTTGGTGCCGTCGCCAGAAAGGAACGCAGCCGCTTCTTTTTCGTTGAACTCGCGAACCACTTCGGAGGTCAGCCAGGCTTCGACATCAAAGAAGATGTCATCAAGTGACTGCTGGGTGGCTTGCGGGTTTGCGTAGATCTCGCCCATGGTAGCAACGATTTGCGCCAGAGTTGGCGTGCCGGTTTCCGGGCGAGCTGCGGATTCGCCAACCCAGCCAGAGGACGCACCACCAAGGTTCACCAGCCGCTTGTAGTCAGAGGTGGAGATGGTGACCTGGCTGCACACCTGGCGCATGGGCGATTCATCACGAGCAAGCTCGATGATGGTGCGATCCAGCTCTTCCGGTACCGCAAAGCCGCCATCGGCATCTACACCAACAGACAGCGCTTTCTGCTCCAGATCACGCAGGCCGTCTTCATGGCCCTTGCGAAGGAACTTGCTGAAGCCAGCCTTGTGATCAGCTTTGGCAGGATCGGCTGGATCGCCCAAACCACCAGGGCGCTTTAGACCCGCCAGCTCTTTTTCAAGCCGCGATTTATATTCATCCAAGTCAGTCAGCTTGGCGTTCAGGCTTTCAACACTGGCGCTGAGTTTCGTCTTTTCGCTTTCAACAGCGTTCAGCCGGGCGTCGTTGCTTTTCTTGAACTCTTCAAAGCGGCCGCCGATTTCGTCGGCAACCTGTTTTACGTCTTGCAGATCAGTAGCCATGATTTAATTCCTCAGATGCGGGACATAATGTTTTTAATGGATTCGAGCGCGTCGCTTCTTTCCGCATCTCGCGGAACAATCGAGCCGTAACCCTTGGCCATAAAGCCTTGGGCTTGCGACTTGGTAAACCCTGCCTCTCGCAGGGCCCTTTCAACATCAGACGGCCGGGGAGTTTCCCCGCGCTCAAGGGCTGTCTTGACGTTCGAAATTCGTGCTTCTTCATTTGCCGGGAAGGTGACCAGCGAGACTTCCCAGAGATCGACTTCTTTGACCATCCAGGCTTCTTTATCGCGGCTGTATTCCCAGTCACCGAGCATGTAGCCGATGGACATGCCCGTAAGGCTTCCGGCTTTCATGTGCCCGTGGGCACGGCGTGCCAGAGGATCGTCATCGATCAAGAGACGGCCTTTCACGTACAGCCCAACCTCGTCTTCTTTGATTTCTGTGTAGATTCCGATGGGTTCATCCATGCGGTGCTGCCATAGCATGGCGGGTAGGCGGCCTTTCTCGGCCCATGCGCTCAGGCTTTTCTGAAATGCGCCGGGCATGATGATGTCGGCATAGCTGTCTTTGTTCCCGAAGATCGAGCCATAGCCTTCAAACTCGCCGCTTTCGTTAACAGACTTGATGGTCAGTGGTGCGTCGAATCGTTTAGTTGTCAGCATTGCTGTCGTCCTTCGGGTTGCTTGTCATGTTCTTCGGGGTCAAATATTGATCACCACCGTCACGCGGGTTCATGTCTTCTAGTTCGCGGGCGTCGTTCGGGCTGAGTATTCCCCAGTTAATGCCACTACCGTAGGACTCATAGCGGGATTTCAGATCACCACGGAGTAGGGCGCCGGTATTGAACTTGGCGTAGTACCGGCCGCGATCGTTCTTATTGATCAGGCCCACGTTTATGCGGCTTTCAATGCGTGTCAGGTAGGGGATCAGGGCGTAGTTAACAAAGCCCAGCGCCTGGTGTTCAATGTTGGAGAAGGTGGTGCGCTCAAGGTTTGCCACCATGTGAGGCGGCACGCGATAGATCGCGCAAATTTCATCACGTTGAAACTTGCGGGTTTCCAAAAACTGCGAGTCTTCCTGGTTGAGCGCCACCGGTTTCCAGTTGAGGCCCATCTCCAGAATCATAGGCTTGTGGGCGTTGGCTAGGCCTTGGTGGTTGTCGTGGAACTGTTTCTTCAGTCGGTCAAACGCTTCGTCGCTAAGCTGCTGATCTGTTTCCAGTACGCCGCTCGTGACAGCCCCGTTCCCGAAAAGCCGGGCGCCATGCTCTTCGGTTGCAAGGCCAAGCGCGATTGCTTGCCGGGCGTAGGCCACCGGGTTCAGGCCGTTAAGCCCATCGAGCGTCAAGGTGCGAATGTGCCAGATCTCATTCTGGGTGAGCACGTCCCGGACGCCGTTTTGAAATCGGCGGCATGAAGCGCATCCATAGATTTCAGGGGGATGAAACGGTCCAGGGAGCACGACCGCTTACCGAGGCGAGTGGGGCGGCACCTTCAGGATCCCCGATGCGATCGCCGGCCAGGCGTTCGAGGCTAGGTTCGCTGCGCCGCTGATGCTCTTTTTGCCGCGTGAGACCGAGTCGCTTTTGCGAGCGGATGCGCTTTCGTTGCCGGGGGCGTTTTGACCGCCGGGG